CTCTCGCCGGCCGGTATTTTGGCCATCCTGGCCTGTGTCTGTTATTCACCGTACACCCCCATCGCCAACACCACGCTGGGCGTGACGAGTCGCTCCGCCAACTCGCAAACGACCTGGTACGGTAACGTACCGCAGGCAACCGCGGCTGTGCGGCCGGACAGGTGCTCGTCGAACAGCGTGGTCACGTTCGTACCCACGGCTTTGGCGACCTGCTCGGCGAGTGCTGGTGGTAAGAAGGGCATCGCCGCTGCCACCACCGAGCTCGGGGCCGGTGTTAGGGTGAGGGCGTACCGCCACGGCACTTCCCCCACAAAAGTTATCGCCGCCTCGTACCACTTAGTGATTGACTCACCCCCGGTCTCGACACTCGATGCATCCTGCATCGACCGGCGTAGCTGGGAGACGACGTTGCTGTTGTTACCTAGGGCCATCACGGCTGTGGCTAACGTGCCGCGCATAGCGTCCTCGGTTGCGTAGTATTTCTTCAGCGGCGCGCGCTCGCGGTGTACACGCTCCGCCGGTAGCAGGGCTGGCACGCGCTCCAGTAGGGCGGCACGCACCGGTGAGCCGGCCACGGTGGTCCTCGCTCCCAATAGTCCCCAGGCCTGCTCGCTGGTCAGACCGGTGCGCCGCACCACACTCGCACTCAACGCGCACACGACCGCGCCCTGATCGGCACCACGGTTCACCATAGTCCACGCCGCCTGCGCGTAGTGTCTAGCGCGTGCTGCTGCCGTTCTGTGCCCCACAGTCACCCAATCGCCGCTCACCAGGCTCGCGATGGACCTAGCGAGATACCCCACGCTCTTCTCTGGCCACGGCCCCGGCCGCCAGCCAACGGTGCGCAGGAACTCCACATGGGACTCGCTCACTAGCTGCTTCGCTGGTTGGAGTCTGAGCCCGAGAGCGGTTAGCGAGTCGAGCCACGAGTGTGCGGTGGCCACATTCGGCGCGTAGGCCACCACGTCGTCCCCAACGCACCACACCCTGTCGGGCAGACCCACCCCCGCCATGTGCAGGTAGGCCCTGTTCAACACGGTGTTTATGAAGGTCGTGGCCCTGTGCCCGCTGGGCAGCGTGCCGGCCCACCGCTTCCAGCCGTCCTCAGTCCTCACCCGCATGCTGCTGAAGCTAGCCGCGGCCAAGTCGGCCGGAGGCCCGACGTACGCCCGGAGCCGCGAGAAGACTAGCGCCATGGCTTCTGTCGTGTGCTGGGAGTTGAAGTCGTCGAAGTCAGCCATCAACGCCACCGAACCGTCGTCCGGCCACCTCTCGGCGATGGCGGCAGCGCCGTGCCTGGCCCAGGTTGGCCTTAACACAGCCTCACGACCGCGCCAGTTCGACTCGACCGGCTCCAGCAACCACTGGAAGAAGAAGTACGAGGCTGAGTCGCACGAGTACAGCGGGCGCGACTTCCCATGCTCGAGCTTCTCAGACCTGGTGATCCGTACGTCCCCATCCCAGGCCGTTGGGTCGAAGTTGCGCAGCGCCTCAGCAAAAGCGCGCCGGCCCACACGTCCCTTCAAGGCCACATGGTACTGACTGTCGACCCAGTGAGCGTGGGCGCCGTTCTTGCACCAGAACCAACGATCGGCCCACCACGACGCTGGGGCCCTTGGCGTGCAGTCCGCGCCGCCTAGGTTCTCCGCATACACCCGGTCGATGCAGGCAGCGAGGCGCGAGAGGTCCAGCCTGACCCCCACGTCCACCCCCACCCGCCGTGCGGTCTCAGTTTTCCAGTCGACCGGGTCCACAGCTCTGCCACGTAGCGTGTTCAGCTCCACGCACGTGCTGAGCCAGTTTTGTGCCGTTAGGTGTTGTTTTGCCCACAGCGACATGTTTTTAAGAAAAGGTGCGTCTTTAGCATGAGCCACCGCACATCGCTGTATAGTTTGGGGGATTCGCCCCTCCACCGACGCAGCCCAGATGAGCCACGCGGATGCTTGATCATTTGTTAGGCCCTCAAGCGACGGCCCTATCCACTCGATCACTGGGTGGGTTGTCAGGCCCACACACACGTCACGGAAGAATATGTTTGTTTTTGTTTTTGCGCCTGGGTGGCTTTTTAACGGATAACGGGACAGCTCGTCCTCAACGTCACTAGGTACATACAACCGGCCGAACGTGTGACGTTCGCCGCAATTCGGGCAGTCAGTTGTCATACTGCACCTGCGCCACTTCTCGGATGAACGCTACCGTTTCGGGGTCCAGCGTGCTTGGCGCGGCCGCTGTTCGTGCGGTGGGGAAAGGTGTGCCGGCCGGCCCCCGGGGCCTGGGTGGGTCGACATCCGGCGGCAGCGAACCCGCCCTGACATAGGCGAGGAGCTCAGCGCCACGTGCAGACGACCTCCCGGGGCTGTGGGGCCCGCCGGCGTCTTCACCCGACTCATCAGGCGAGGCGCCTGCGGCGGGGGCGGGCGCTGAAGCGGGGGCCGGGGCTGGAGGGGGGGCCACGTGCATCGCCCCGCCGAGGCGAAGCTCCGGCCCCCTGTCCGGCTCGCGTGAGGCCCGCACCGTCTGTGAGGTGCCCATAGCGCGCGTGGTGGGGTCGCGATCGCGAATGAG